CTCTGCGATGCCCTTCCTGAGCGGTGCAATCTTGTCCTTCAGGCGTACGTCGGACGTAGCCGTGAAATCGGTAGCAGTCCATACGCCACTGCTATTGAGGAACGATAGCGGGATGAAGGCCGATCCATTGGACTTGTAGAAGTTGAATCCACCACCGCTGCTAAATGGATTCAAGAAATCCACTTCGCCGCCGCCGTTACTGATATTCGTACCGACGATGACACCACCAGCCTGCCAAGAGATCTACGCGTACGTCAGACCGGCAATGTTGACGCCGCCGATAATGGTCGTCTTGGTGCCGTTTGCTCCGAAACCACCCGTGAAAGACGTCTGGCCAGAGACGGTGCCGCCGTTGTTTTTGTCCAGCGGCGTGACGTTCAAACTATCCCACGGGGTGGCACTGGCAAAAACCGGGCGTGCGCTAAACGTAGCCACGCCAGTGGAACGGACAACGCTGATGGGGGCAGCGATCAAGCTTCCCGCATCACTGAAGGCCTAAAGCACCCAATCGGTGCCGGCATTTGAGCCACTTTCAGCGGAATTTGTGCCGCCCCAACGCCAACGGATGACGCCATTGGTATTGACAATGCAGTACCGATCACTTGGCGTAGGAGCATTCAGGGTGAGCTGCGTCGATGTCAGGGTCAGCGAGGCAGAGTTGATTACCACCGGGCCGGTCAGCGTGCCACCAGACAGCGGCAAGTACTGACTCTGCTTGGTACTGGACGTCATCACCCAATTACCAGACCCAAGCGAGCGGAACGTATAGATATCGCCTGCAGCGGTCGTGATATTGGCGGCAAACGGCAGCACAAGGGCTGTGGAGTTCGTCAGCGTACATGCGCCAGCAAAGGACAGCTCCCTGACAATGCCGGACGGCAGCGTACCGAGGGAGTTGATCGTGGCCGCTCCGGTAATGCTCACCTACTCGCCGTCAGACGTGCTCAGGTCGGTCGTAGAGGCCGCGGCGACCGAGGCCGACGCCAGGGCATTCGTGGAGCGTATAATGGCCGCATGTGAGCGGATATAGTCGTCCAGCGTATTGCCGATCAAATCTGATCCAGCCGGGCTGTTGGAGGCAGCCAGGGTGAACAGGTCAGACATTTTAGAGGGTACGGTCATGTCTTTGTCTCAACAGATGGTGGCGTTGGTAATAGCGCTGATCGTTTGCCAAGTTCTGTACGTCGTCATTCGGGCATTTGCCTGCACGGTCAACATCTTTGTTGATCGCTGGATCAAGTCGCCTACGATTAAGGCGATGCTTGGAGTAGTCCCGGAGCACCGGCTGACTGGCGCTGATGAGCCAAAGCTGACTGCTGACCCAAAAGACCGCCGCCCATCCCAAGGCGCTGAATGATTGCGCTCTTAGTAGCCTGATCAATGCTCGGATCTTGGAGCACCTTGGCCAGAAGCTGCGGCGACTGCATCAGGGCCTAATAGCCCTTTGCGCCTGCAATAGCACCAAGCGCGCTTGGAAGGTTGGCGTAGCCGCCTGCACCTAGCAGACCGTAGGCAGCAAGCCGCTCCGGCGTACCGCTGTTCGGAATGCCGTCCTTCAGGAATGTCTGTCCGATGTTGGCCAACTGACCCAAATCACCGCCACGACCAGCGGCAACAGCCTCCTTGCCGGCATTGTTAGCCGTGACACGACCAAGCAGCTATGCGGGACTGATATCGCCGTTTACAGCATCCTTGGTCACCAGATTACGGATAGTTTTCAGGTTGCCGTACTGCTGATTTGCAGTCTGCCATGCGGACTGATCTGCCGGCGAAATGGAGTCATTGAGCGCGCCGCGAAGAATACCGCGAATCTGTCCGGCATAGTTGGCCTTCTCGCCACCCATCTTCGCAATGTTGCCCAGCTGCGACTGGATGGACTGATATGCATCGCCAGGAAGTTGGCCATCTACTGCCTGCGTCCCGATACGGCCAAGCAGGCTGGTGACCGCCTTTACGCTGTCGTCGCTGCCCGTCTGCTGGGCGTCCTGCAACACGTTGGAAAGAGACTGCTGGACTTCTGGCGTAATACCTACCTGATTCCGTGCAGTGATGTCGTCGTATACGGCGCCGATACGCTTTTTAGCCTGTGCATAGATAGCTGGCGTTATCTGGTCTGTGTCCTCGCCAATCGTGCCCGCTACCGCACGATTAAATGCCTTCTGCTGAGTAGCGGCGAAATCCTGCGCACCGCTAAACGGAACCTTGCCGCTTACGGAGTCAAGCGTCTTGGCAATGCGGCTAGGAACAACCTGCGAGGCTTTTAGAGGGATGCCGTAGTCATTGATGGCAGACGAGGCAAGGTTAGCCACTTCTGGTGAAGCCTTGGGAAGCAGTAAACCTGCGACTGACTGTGCACCATTCCGTACAAGCTGAGCACCGCCTTGCAGCAACCCACGGCCAGCGACGCCTGCAGCCGAACCCAATGCAGTATTGAGCGCACGGCTAGACTCACCCTATCCCGATGCTAGCGGCTGTACAGCGCCCTGTAGGCCACCCGAAACGGCGGTGGCGGCATAGCCATTGCCAAGCAGAGACGCGCCACCAGTCAGTCCCTTAAGGATGCTTCCACCAGCAACAGCCTGCCCCACTTGACCGGCGATATTGCCAGCCAAACCGGCACCGGAGTGCATGAGTGGTGCATCAGCAACATTGGTATTGGCCTGACTAGCCTTCAGCTGGTCATATTGGGCCTGAGCATCATCACCCACGAACGGAAGGAACGAGGCGATCTTTGCCCCGAGCTGCTGAGCACCGTGATAGTTGTCTAGGACGGATTTACCAGCACCGGCAGCGAACTTCTGGAAGCCGGACATGTCGTTAACGACACCCTGCGAAGCGCCGGTCTACGCCATGTCTAGCTCAGCCTTGTTACGCGGACGAAGCTTCGCACCCTGCGACTGGATCTGCTGATAAATCTGCTTCTATGCATCCTGATCGCCTGCGTCAACGGCCTTGTAGAATGCCTGGGCCAACTGATCTGGCGAGTAACTAGCATCCTGTCCAGATGGCCCAGAAAGAGCTTGCTGTAGCTGCGCCACGGCATTCTAGTCGCCTGCTGCCTGTGCAGCCTACAGCGCCTTTTGGAGTTGCTGAGTGCTGTAAGGCATTAATGGCTCCCGTACTGGCTCATGACCGCATCAAGCGAATTGCTGCCGGTCGATGGTGCATCACCACTTCCGCCAGCGAGTTTGTTAAACGTAGCCTGCGCTTTCGGGCTGACAATAGGAATGGACTTGGCACCATAGCCAAGCGACGAAGTTGCTTGATCTTGGAAAGCATGAAGGCGACTCTGCACAAGCTCGGCATAGGTCTGCAGTGTGGCCTTCAGCTTGTCCACTGGCATGTTGGGATCAAGGTTCTGGGCGATTTCGTTTCGGTCACCAAGGGCCGAATTGCCGCCAGCAAACACCTTAGCCGCCTCATCACCGACCGCCTTAGCCGCCGTCTGGAATGCACCAAGATTCTTGGCACGCTGGCCACCGAACTGGCCGGCCCAAGCGTTTTCTCCGCGGTTTAGTAGTGCCACGTTGGAATTATCCAGATTGTTCAATGCATCATTGAGCGTTGCCAGGTGGCCGGCTAGCGTGTTGAGTGACTTGATCTGATCGGCACCTTTACCTGACGTTAGGTTCTTTCGGGCCGCAGCTCGAGCACCATACACACTCGCGTCAAAGGTCGGATCAGCCTGCACCGCATCCTGAAGAATACCCTGCCAATACGGAACCTTAAGCGCGAAGCCCTTGGGAGGCTCTAGGCGTCCATCCAACACGGCCTAGACCGCTGCGCGACGATCCGGAGGAAGTTGCTGGATGTAATTATCGCCAGTCGGAGCGTTCGGGTCGTACACGGGCGTGGATTGTGCCTGCTCATCCTGCGACTTGATGCCTGTCAGGATCTATTTCTTGTCGGCGTAAGAAAGATTGATGCCAGCGGCCTGTGCGTCAGCGAGCTTTTGCTGACCAGCAGAAAGACCCTGCGAGCCAGGTTTACCAAGCAGGATGCGGCCTGCAGGAAGCTGCGGAGCTGCGGGAGCGGCAGAAGTCATGCCTGCAGTGTTGAGTACCTTCGGGACGTAGGCTTGAGTCTCCGGCTTCATGGCCGAAAGTGCCGCCTGTACGTCCCCACCATTGTTGGCTAGCGCGTTCTACCAATTACCAGGGCCACCATTGTATGCAGCCAAGCCACCGATCAGGCCATAGCGTTTCTGCATCGCCGTAGCGTAGTCATTGCCAACGCGCTCAAGCTCAGCAGGCGAGTTATCGCGGGCCGGCGCAACACCATAACCCGGAGCACGGAGAGTGCTAGGAAGCGTCTGCATCGCGCCAATAGCGCCGGCAGGAGATACAGCATTCGGGTTGCCGCCAGACTCTACCTGCTTGATCGCACCAAGCAACGGCGGAGGCGGCGTATACGCAGGGCCACCACCAGGAGCACCTGCGAGAGCCGGGATAGATGCCGGCATGGGCTGAGCCGTTTGCGCAGCCGCCTGTACCGCTCCGACATCGGACGGGTGAAGGAATTCATACGACCCATCCGGATAGATGGCCACTGCACCCTGCGGCGTGTCCTGAATCTTGGGCGATCCGCCATGAATCTGCTGTTTAGCGCTAGCGTAATCTTCCGGGTGAGCCTTTCCATACTGACGCAGTGCCGCGTCATAGTTCACATTTCCGCTGTTATCGGTGTTGTCCTTGAACGCCTGCGACAGATCCTACTGACGCTTATCAGCCTGCTATGCCGATGCCTGGGCACGCTGCATATTGGCAAGCGTTGACTGTTCGATAGCAGACTTGTAGCGACTGTTCTGAATGTCCTGCGTGCCCTGCTGGATGCTGCCAATGCCACCCAGAAGACCGCCAGCAAGCGCCTGAAACGGCGTTGTACCGCGGCGACCATTAGCGGCCAGAATGCCCAAGCCGGCCTAAAGCAAGCCAGAGTTGGCCAGCTTTGCCTTGTCTTGGTCATCCAGTCCAGAGTCAGACGTGAAAAGACCGTCGTACCATGCCATTAGGAGTGACTCCCCCAGCCCTTCAGCATCATCTAAAGGCCACTAAGTGCCATGTTCGTGTTCAGTCCGCTTGCCTGTGCACGCTGCAGATAGTCACCGAGGCTAAACCCATTTGCGCCCTGATTGGAGAGCGGGCTTTGTGCATAGCTAGGCATAGTCTGCATACCTGCCATCTGCGCCTGTGGCATCTGGGAGGGCGGCGCTGCCATGCCTGGATTCTGTGCCCATTGGCCCACATTGGCACCTGCTACAGGCTACTGCGCCTTCTGTAGCGCCTACTGCAGCTGCATCATCTACGGATTCTGCTGCTGGCCGGGCTGCATCTGAGCGGGTGAAGTCTATTGACCGGTAAGAAAGTTAAAAGCCATGTGTCACCTCAGAGGTAATAACCAAGCAAACCAGCCGCACCACCGACAACGCCACCCACTGCGGTGCCAATGCCGGGAACGATACTTCCGATGGCCGCACCCGTGGCCGCACCACCGCCCGCAGATGTCAACGCGCCACCGACCGTTCGGGGCTGATACGCCGGATTCAGGCCGGTCGTTGACTGGCCGTGGAACGCACCCTGTACCGAATTGAGCGCTTGGCCCATGTTGGCCAACTGCTGCTGCTGATAGCCATAGGTCTGGTTGTACCAGTTATTAGAAGCCTGATCGAGCAATGCTTGGTTGTACTGCTGGCCTTGGCCGGCAAGGTTGGCATACTGGCCAAGGAACTGGCTCTGTAGGGCATTCGCACCCGTGATGCCTTGGGATGCGTTGAGGATGTTGCCAGCGTTCTGCTGGGCCGCGGTAAGCTGATTCTGGACACCCTGTTGGTAGATACCGGCGTTACGTGCCAGATCGGTCTGCTGGGCGTTGAGCTGGTTCTGAATCTGCTGCTGTTGCAGCTGCGCCGACTGGTTGTAGTTCTGGAAAAGCAGGTTGTCGGTGCTGTTACCCAGGTTCTGCGCCAGCGTGTTCTGGTTATTCTGAACCTGCTGGTTATAGGCCGATCCGCCGAACGCGCCACCCTGTGCGAACTATGCCGCCGTAGAGGGGACCGTGGCGTTGGAATAGGCATTCGTGATGTTTGTGTTTGCCTAGTTGATCATCGACTGCAGTTGGGGATTGTTGCCGATGTACTGGTTATTTCCAACCGTCGTGGTCTTGCCGAGGTACGGATTCGAACCCGGATTTACATTGAACTGACCACCAGCAACGCCAAGCAGAGCGTTGTTCTGGGCAATCTGCGTTGGCGATCCCTGAAGCGCCCCACCCTACGCGATGCCTAGAGCCTAATTCTGATAGGCCGTAGGAGCAGCGACCGTCTGGCCGCCATACTGCTGATACGGCTGGTTGTTGACGTTCTGCGTCTAGTTGAAATAGTTCTGATACGCACTGGACAGCCATGCAGGAAGCTAGGTCTGCGTGGTTGTGGTGGTGTTTTTCGGCTCGTCACTGCCACCCATAGGTCAGACCTCGTACCAAGACGTGATGAGTTTGTATTGACTCGCAAACCGTGGCTGCGAACTGGAAAAAACGATGCGCTCAATACCTGCTGCCTTGGCGACGGTTCTGGCGACCTCAAGTCCCAGATAGCCGCTGGCCTTTTCTACGGAGTAACCAAGCCAGATGTTTAGCGATGGCTTGGCTTCGAAGTCGAACTAGATCCCGCGCAATACCGCGAAGCCTGTGTATTCGTCGCCGCGGTAGCCTACATACAAGCTGGCAGCTCCTGAAATGAGCGCCATGTACACATCTTCAGGGACGAATGGCTCACCGTTGGATGCGATGATTTTCTCAATGCCTGGACGGATGGTCGCGAAGATGCCACGGATATCGGGCTCGTATCCCCACGAGATCACACCGTCACTGGAAACACCTTGAATCTGCGGAAGCATTAGTTACCCGTCAGTGCTCGAGTCTGGACCCACGTGCCCGGTGTTCCGGCAACCGTGCAGGTCCATCCTGTAATGATGTATTTGCTGCCAGCGGTGCCAAGTTCGCTAGGGGCTGAGTTGCGTACGAAATCCCCCGCGCCGTGCTGGCCTGTGGTAGGCGCAGCCGTATAGGCGTTCGTGACTGCGTACGTATAGCCTTCAGATAGTCCGTTGAGCTGCTGCACGACCTAGGCAAGCAACGTGGTCAGCTTCAGAACCAGCTGTTGCTGGTCAGATGGCAGCTGGATTTGTGGATTGATCCTCATTCTTTACTCGTCGGCACGACGTCAAACGTTGCGCCATTGATCTGGACCTGACCCACCCAATCAAATCGTGCGCTATGCCAGCGAGCGTTGCGGCGGAAGTCGAAACGAGGCTACGTGCCAAAGTTGGACTGAGGAATGGTAGCGTCCTGCGTCTTGTTCTGTCCCAGATCGGCACGGTAGAAGTTCGTTCCGGTGGCCTGTATTGGCTCAAGGCGATAGCGCGGAGTCACCCGGCGCAGCATGCTCCAATTAGTCTCATCACCTGCATCACCCGTGACGATGTATGACGCGCCGGGCGTCCCGGTCATGAAGTACAGCTTGTGATCCGTCCCGATGATGGCCGGCGTGGTCTGTGCAGCCAGCCAGAACGGCGAGTCATAGCTCAGATTGGGCAATGTGTCGTAGGTTGAATACAGCGTACCCAGGCCGTCATACGTGATACCGCCGCCAGAGTACGAAATGGCCGCTTCAATGGCCCGATCAGCAATGCCCCACTGATTCGTGCGAATGTTGTACACGAGGCAGCTATCGATAGCTCCTGACGTGGATTGGTTGCTCGGGTAGTACCAATACACTAAGTCGCGGTCCAGATCGGACACGCCGATGACGTTGGAGCGCCACGTGTTGTTCAGGTCGGCAAAGAACCATTCGCGGACAGGTGCACCGATAGAGCGCGGAACCGTGCCGTCATAGACGTAAATGTCGTGCGGGCCGATGAAGAAGTGACTGGAACCGACTACGACAACCGACTCTTGGCCGGCTGTACCAATATTTCCTGGAATGCGCTGCCACTGCCAAATAAGCGCAGGGCCAACGTACGTCCCAAGGAACATCGATTCCTGTTTGTAGGCCACGACCTGGTCACCCAGCTCACGCATGGCCAGAATGCGGCCCGGAGCGGTGACAAGGCGTCCATTGGCACACTGCGTCGCTACTGCAGGCGTCCAGATGGTCTGGTCAAACAGGCCAGAACACCACCAGCCATCAGGCTGATCGCCAAAGCTGCCGGTCATGTCGGCTACATCGCCCACCAGAACGAAACCGGAGGCGGAGCACATCACGCCAGCTGCCGGAGCTGTCGCGATATCGGCAAAGTTGCCTGAAGGTGCAGCCTATTGGATGCGCTGAGCCCGATTGCATGCCAGTACGTTGCTGCCGAACATGGTGAAGCGCCAGCGGCTGGCACCTGTGTAAGTACTGCCGCTGCGATCTACCCAAGCACCGCCCGAGATGTCCCACAGCTTAGCCGTGGTACCAGCTACAGCGCGCCGTGTGCCGTCCAGAAGCGTTCCTACGAATGCCCCCTTACATGCGGAGTCAAGCGCGGCCAGACCGGCGTCAACGGGCGTAGGCGAAGCCGCCATGCCATTGTTCGTGGGGATCATCTGCTGACAATCCACCACAACGCCAGGGGTTGCCGGATCAAGATCGGGCGAGAACCCGATGAGGTTAGGCGGCATTGAAATCCACCCTCATGCGAGGAGACGGACCGAAGCGGATATGGTCATCTTGACGCTGAAGTGCCGCCACAGCGTTCTGATAGCCAGCGCCCCAAACGTTAATCCGGTCGTCATCCTGCAGATATGGAGCGAGCTCTAGCAGCGTGGCGTACAGGTACACATTGGGATTGCGCAGGATGAGCCAATTCGTCGGTGATCCGATGGAAAGCGACGGAATGCCGGCGTAGTAGACCATCCGGTACGAATAGTCCGTATTGCAGTTGAGATAAATCAGGTTGCCGATCTGATAAAAGCAGTCCGGGATGAGCTGGCGTGCCGCGTTGCCAGTCGAAGAAGGCGGCGCTGGGTGCAAAACCTGCTCGATCTGGCCAATCGTGATGAATAGTCCCTCCACCTGCCGAAAATCGGTGGGCGGCGTAATCACTGAGGCCACACTCGTACCCGTCACCTGCTCCTGCTGAGGGCTTAGCGATAGATCGGCATTAATGCGCGCCTCTGCCAGCTGGATACACGTCGGAATGACGCCAGCGAGGTCAGAACGGGCTAGCCACTAGGCGACGGCAGCTTGCAGGGTCGGGTAGTCGTTAATCACAGCTTGCCCTTCCAGATACGGAACAGTGAATTATCGGGACTATCGAGCACACGCTTGATATGCACTTGGTCGTTCATGAATTCGTGCAGAGTGATGCCCGCTCTCTGGCAGTACGATTCCACCACGATGTACGGAACCTCTGCCACGTGCCGCATTTCCGACGATCCATGATGACCAGCATTGTGCTGTGCCTTGCAGAACTCAAGGATTGGCTCAACGTCCTGCTGCTGAGCGACAACGAGGTCATCACCTTGCAGATGGAGCTGAGTTTTCACATCCACTCCAACGGAACAATGTTGACCGATCCTGCAGCCGAATCCTAAATGGCCGAAACTGTGTCACAGCCAGAGCAATTGAGCACAATGCCGCCTCCACCCGGAACGACAAGCGTGTCAGTAGCTACTGCAGATGATGCTCCCTTCGTGACTCGTACATGAGCTGCTGCAGTAACTTCAATACGAATATATCGTGCTACTACACCTGCAGAATTGTTCGGAATGGATGCCGATGCAGACGTTCCGCTAGTAGCGATGTTGACGCCAGTGACATTTACGTCAAGGGCAAAAATAGGAGACTGATAACCAGGCATGTCTTATCTCTCGAAAGATGGGGCCGACACGATGCCGGCCCCAAGGTTTCAGTCAGGATCAGCTCAAGTCGCGGATCTGGGCGTGCGCATCCTTATTGTCCATGCGCAAGGTGTATTCCCAGGTCAGCAACGCCTTCTCGGCATCACCCGTCTTCGCCAGCGGCTTGTATTCCAGCGGACGCAGGGTCGCGATGGTCACATGCTCCGGATCGATCAGGTACGCCGCGGCATCCATGAAGCGGTCCGGAACGCACTTCAGCGTGCCGAAGTCGGTCAGGTAGAACGAGAACGCAGCGTGCAGCTTGTTGCTGTCCGCATCCTCGAACCGCGTGGCATTGCCGGTGAAGGTGGACTGGATCTGCTTATCGGACGGACGGACCAGCATCAGCGTCGGCGCACCGCCTGACGTGTAGGCCTGCTGCATGGCCGACTTGACCAGCGCTTCAGAGAACGCACGGGCCGTACCAGCCACCGGAGCCGTATTGCTGGACGGGACCGGGAACGCACCAGTACCAGCGCCCACCGAACCCTGCGTGATCCAACCAGCAAGACCGCGCAACTGACGGGCCGTACCAAGAGCACCGGCATTGAACGTCTGGTTCTGGATCAGCGCCACTTCGGCGTCGCGCTTGAGCTCCTTGATCTTCTTGACCTTCTGGTAAGCCACTTCGGACTTACGGCCAGCCTTGTTGACCACCTCTTCGGTGTCAGCAATGACGAAGTTCTTGTAGCTAATCTGGGTGTAGTTGCCCCAGCGCGTGGACGGCGCAACCGCGGTGAACGAAGCGATATCGTCACCTTCGATCTGCGCATTGTTAGCCGCAGCGGCTAGCGAATCGGTCTGCCACTCGTGGAAACGAGCCTCAGCCTTGGCCTTTTTGGTGGACGACTAGAACGGGGTATCGGTCGGAGAGATGTTGTCAATCACATCCGACAGGTCTTCACGCATACCGATGGCGGCATACGTCGTGAAGGTATTGGTAATAACGGTCATGGTTCAAAGCCTCATTTTGAGCGAGCCATCAGAAGAGCTACAGCGTCATCGTCTCGCCCCGACTTCTTGAACTTGGCGAAGGCCTGCTGTACCTGATTCTGCTGCACATTGGTTGGGTTCGATGTACCCGGCTTGACCGCTTTCGGCGGTGCAGTCTGGGCATTCACTTGCTTCTGCCTGGCACTCTGCGCCTTGTCCCAAAGCATCGCCTTGCGGGCAATGAGGACGGCACGGTGGTCTGACAGGTCGTTCAGATCGTTGGGCGTATAGCCCGTGGAGATGAGGAATTGGGCCACTTCCTTCTGCTCCGCGGTGCGCTTTTCAGGGTCGCGCCACGACGGAAGTGCTTCCAACAGCTGCTGCTCGCTCCGGGCAAGCTGCTCCGCACGGTGTTGCTCCGTTTGGTTGGCCTGCATTGCTTGGAACTGTTGCTGTGCCTGCTGTGCCTGCTGTAGCAGCGCTGCCTTTTGGTTCATGGCGGCCTGCTGACGCAGATATTCCTGCGGGTCCGATTCGATCAATGACGCAAGTTTCTGCTGATCGCCAACCAGTTCGCGATAGAGCGACCCTGCCAGTGCGTCGAGCTGGTTAATACGTGAACCGTATTCCTGCTGTACGTACTGATGCAGCTCGTCCGCCTTACGCGATTGCTCTGCGGCTTCTTGAGTCTTGCGGGTGTAGTCCTGCTGACGCATGTAGCCCTTGAAGGCCTCGTCAGCGCTTACTTCCAACTCCTGTCCCTGAACGGTGATCTTTCGTACGTTCTTCAGCCATTTGTCGGCTTCGGGAAAGTCGCCATCGGGTGTTTCTTCGGTGGCTTCCTGATGTACCGGTTCCTTCTCTTCTGAAGCCTCGACAGGCTCAGTCGGCGTTTCCTCAACCTCCTGCACTGGCTCCTATTCGTCTTTCGGTTCCAGACGACGCAGAATGTCTTCTTCACTCATGCCACCTTCGGGCTGAGTCCCATTTTCCGGGTTGCTCATGATTGATTCCTTAAATTGTGAATGTGTAAACCTTTCCGCCGCAGGTCGTGCTGTGTTTGCATGCAATCTGGGCTGCTTCTTTCGCCGTGGCACCCATGCTTAGGGCACCCAAGGCAAAGTCTCTACCGCTTCCCCACGCGTCTGGGCGCTTGATGGGCTGAGGCTCGTTGTCTTCGTATAGCCAGAGTCGTCCATTTAGGTCCAGCAGGACAACAGTTGCCTTTTTGTACAGTTCGTCGTCTGGTTCGTTTCCTTCAGACAGCTAGCGAACCACCTTGCGTATCGCGGTCCACGTGCCGGTTCCGATATACGTACCTTTGGGCGTAACCCAGAACTTCTAGCAGCTGCTAAAACGCCCCGCTTCTGTCAACCGTGAATCGCAGGCTAGGTTCTTTCCGTCCCAGGCGATCACAGTCACGGTGAGATTTCCTCACCAGTATTCAACAGGACCTTCCAGGCACCGCGACCGACTGCGGCACCACAATACGGTCCATTCCAATGGTCTGGACATTCAAAATCGACCCAGACGCGCACGACAGTCTTGGGTTTCATCTCACAGACCAAGTCCGTCAAAGCGGCATTGAGTTGCGACCAGCTGCGCGGGCCACCTTTTGCTTCAACGTCGCCTCCGCTAGCTTCCCTGTCTCCACATGCGATATCAGATGTGTCCTCACCTTCCCGAGCAGGAACAGCATCGTATGCAACTTTTCTCGGACGTCCGCGTTTAGGCTTGTCGATTGCTTCCATTGGTCTACGATCTCTTGTTCTAGCGTCTCGAAAGCCGAGACAAATAGGGGATGCTTGATCAGCTGTGAGGCCTGTTCGCCATTGCGCAACTCATCTTCCAGCTTGTCCCGGTAACCGCGCTCAATCTCATCCATCATTCGTTCTCGTGGCTTTCCTGATATGCCGCATCGGCGCTGGCCGTGCTGGCGTCTTTGGCACCCATGGCCTTGGCGGCGAGGATCTTGCCTTCAGCCCCAATGCGGGCAACCTCAATAGCGGTCTGATGCTGCAGGTCGGCCTTGTACTTGGCCACATCGGCATCAAGGCGAGCCTTGACGGTCGCCAGTTGGGCGTCCTGCTGCATCTGAAGCAGATTGCGCTGGGCCTCAAGTTCCTTCTCATGCTGCTGCTGGGCAGACTGAGCCTGCTGTTTAACGATCTCACCCTGAGCATCCAACTGGTGTTTCTGGGCCTGAAGCTGAGATGCCGACTGCGCCTTGAACTGTTCAACCTGCATCTGCTTGTCCGCCTCAGATGGCTGCGGAGGCTGCTGCGGAATGTTCTGCGGCGGCGTGAAATACCGCGTCGGATCTTTCTTGCCCATGGCCTCGGCAAGGTCTTCCAGGCCGTTGTAGGCGTTCTGTGGCTGCACGAAACCGAACTGGCCGGCCTGCTGCTGGGTCTGAAGCATCAGCATGGCGTTCTGGATACGTGCCTGCTTGCTTTCTTGGCCCATGCCGACCGACACGACCATGTCGTAGTCGTCCTGCCAGCTGGACGGGTCGAACTGCACCCACTGGCCGGAAATACGCGCTTCGACGGGCTCGCTTTGGTACTGGCAAATGAGCTTCAGCAGGAGCTTGTAAAGCCGCTTGATGCCCGTCTCTGCCAGCACGCGGGCAATCAGCTCAATACGCTGTGCCGCGGCGTCATGGAGCAATGCGACACCCTGTGATCCGATATTGGACTTGGACAGCTCATCGCCAACCAACCCCTGCGAGAACTCCTTGATACCCGTACGGCTGTCACGGACAGACTGGAAGTACTGAATACCGCTCAGTGCAGACGGCCCGATGTCGGGAACCGTCAAATCCTGGATGGCATTGAGACTCTTGGTGCGGACAATGCCGCCAGGGCGAGGATTAAGCAGGTCATCTAGCGTCACCTGCCCTTCCATCACCGCACGCATGGGGGTATTGGACAGGTACAGGTTATCCAGATACTGACGATTGATCGCCGTCTGGATGCGCTGCAAGTCCTCGACCAGGTCATACAGGCTGATACCGGCCAGCTTGTATGGCATCAGGAATGGCGTGAAGAAGGCGAACGGATGGTCATCGACCACGTCATTCTCAAACACGATGGTTCCGGCCTTCACCACCCGGCGATACTCGGCAATGCCGTCACCGTCGAAATCACACCGCAGATAGCATTCCTGCAGTGTCACCATCCGCTGGCTAGGGTCTTGCGTGTCGTAGTTGTTCGTGGTCCACGAGTTGTCGTACTTCTCGCGCTCGTAGCGTTCGCCGTAGGTGTCGTTCTCAGTGCCCGTAGGAATCTCGGCAACGAGGTCAGGATCGTAGCCAAGGCTTAGTAGCTCCGACACCGTCCTAGGCGTGTCCTGACCGATACAGCGAAGCTCACCGATATCGCGGCTGTCCTTACTGGCCCACATTTCCTCTGGCGGCACACCCACCACGCGGAAATTGGTCTTCTTGTTCTTGATCGAGCAGCGGACATTGAAGGTCTGCGGCTGCGGATTGGGCTGACCCGGCTGGCCATTGACAACCGGCACCTGAACTTCCTGAACCTACTCGACTTCCTCGATGCTCAGGTTTTCATTGGCCTGCAGCGCCTGGACCTCGATGTCCGTCAGGCCTTCGTAATAGCTTTCCCGCGTATCCCACGAGTGCTCGCAGTACACCTTGACCCAGCCGCAGCGGGTAATCAGGGCCGACTTGATGGCGTCGTGCAGGACGATGAAGCCAGGGTTCTTGCGGTGCAGGATATAGGCACAATAGTCCGTCGCCTGCTTGCACACCGTCTCATCGCCACTGCAGGACGGCTCAAAGCGGATCACATCGTCATCGGATGCAAACATGCGCATCAGCGACGGCATGGCCCACTCAACCACCTCCATGAGCTGCTTGCTGACAATCTTGGACCGACCGTCAACGTCAGGCGGTGCTAGAACACCCGTGGCATAGCCGATATAGAACGCGTCAGCCTTTGCCCGGTCAGACGACAGCTCATCATCAATGCCGATGCCGTTACTACGCTCGTAATCGATCAAGGCGCAGAGTTGAGCCTCAGTCATCGGGGACTATTTCATACGGTCGCCAGGCTCTTGTAGGTGAGTTTCGTGGCCGGTGCACCCGTGCCAACTTGTGCTTTGTGTACGGCCATCAGACCAAAGGCGTCAGCGGCATGGGATGACCAGTCGTGGCATGGGCCTAGGCCGATCTGCCGGAACTCGTCGCGCTTCTCGTGATACCAGCCCAGCGCATCGCGTCCTGGTTCGGTCGTGTCGGCGTTGAACCAGATCTGCGGGAACAGGCGGCGAAGGGCTTCAATACGCATGTACGCGGCACCAGCGCCCATATTGGGGATAACCTCGACGGCAAACCCAGCGTCGCGCAGGGAACTTTCGTAGGTGACCTGGTACACCTTGTCGTGCATCGCGCCGTCATGGGGCAATACGCACTACGCTTTGGTGTATCCGTTGTCACGTAGCCATTGCACATGAGCGGCTAGAGGCTGGCCAACCGCCTCGTAGTAGTTCAGCACTCGGACTTCCTGCCCAACGAACTGAACCAGCCAGATAGCGCAGGCATCAGCCTTCGCACCCGTGCCACCGATGTCCCAATAGGCCCTAGTCGTCATCAGCGGGTCAGGAGCGACCTTGCCAATGCGACCCTTTTCCTTAGCATCGGCGAGATGCTTGGCGAAGTACGCGCCAGCTACGACCTCAGCAAACTCGCCTTCCCAGATATGGGCGTATTGCTCGGGGCGCTCCTGAAGGTCGCGCTGGCGTTCACGTTCCAGCTTGGCCGGGAATTTCTTGTTGTCGCGCCAGTTGAGCTGGACGATCTTTATTAACGGGTCGTTGGTCTGAGCAAACCGTTTCTCAACGGCGGCGTTCTTGCGAGCCCTATTCCACGTGACCCATAACTCTGCGTTCCAGTCCTCGCCTTCTTCGCGCAGGGTGGGAATAAGGATCGACCATGCGTGGTCCGTAACAGGCTCTGCCTCGTCAACCCAGCACAACAGAATGCGTCCCTTGGACTTGATGCTGCCAATGCTGCGATCCAGACCGGCGAACGTGAAGCTGATCCGTCCATCGCGAGACTTGATGTACTTCTCGCCAAGGTCGTAGTACTCGGCTAACCAGGGCTCGTCCTCGATAGCCCGCTTCACCTCCTCTAGAGACGAATCGTCCAGCGAGTTCATGAACTGGCGAGCGCAGAGGATCTGACCACGGACATCAGCCTAGCCGTACATGTAGCCACGTACAGCGGCCATCTTGGCGAAGCTTCGGGTCTTGGCTGACCCTCGGCCACCGTGAGCACCACGAACGTCTGCAGGGCCAAGGAAGACCGGTATCAGCTTCTTGGGAAGCTCAATGTTGGCCGTCGTCATCCTGACCAACCAGTGCAACCTTCGTCACGATCTGAAGCGGATTGTCCGCGTCGCCGCTCACCTGAAGCGGTAGGAGTTTCGGATAGATGCTTGACCAGAACGCCCGCTCATTGGCGGGATCAGACTTGGCCCAAGCTACAAGCCGCTCCTATCCGCCAAGCTCATCGGCGGCGCCGGCGATGACATCCTTGACGGCCCGAGTAAGCTTATTGGGAGTGCCTTTCTGTCGGCCTCCCGTCTTTTGGGAGCCGGGTTTACGTCCGGCCATTCTGTTCACCTTCTAGTTTGGAAATACAGGCCAACCTTTAATAAGTCGTCCGCTTATTAAAGCCTGTCAGTTGAACTGCTTGCTCTTAGGTTCCTCGAGCATGCCCGCGGCAATCCGCAGCATCTTGGCCATCACGTCTCGCTGCGTATCCGGCGCGATGACCCGAACGTCATTGCCATGCGTCCGAACGATGATCGCCAATTCATTTACCTTGGCGTAGGTTCGGACCAGCTTGCCGCCAGCTTCGTCTAGGCGTTCGTCGTCAGTCATGACTATCACCTGGCCACCAGTCTTCACTTACCTACGTACCGGTTGCGTCGTCCACATAAACCACTTTCGCGCCAAGCGGGAGAGGGACTTCAGCTAGTCGTTGATAGTCAATGCACGCCTCGACATACGCATCAAGCTCAGCTTCCGTCCTGATGTGGGCTAGAGCGCTGAAATCAGTTATGGCGGGGGCGGTCCGATTCGAACGGACAACCGGAGGTGTTAGAGACCCCTGCTCTGCCGTTGAGCTACACCCCGATTGACCAAAGATCCTCGACCAGTTGTCAGCAAACGATTGCTCGCTCACTTCCGTAGGCCGACGACCTGAACCCTTACCGCTCACGCGTGCTCCGCGCCTTCCGGTGCGGGCGAGGCATCAGCAGCTACTTGAGCTGCCTCAGCAACCGGCTGAGCCGATTCCGGCACGCTTACCGGCTCATTCGGCGCATCGCTAGGGTCAACACGGTGGATAAGCGACTTCACCCACGCAGCC